GAAGAATATGTAGATATTCCAGAATACTCAGAGTAAGTTGCGACTCCAGCATTAACAGCATAAGTTGCAATCCCAGCAACTTCAGAGTATGTTGAAATTCCAGAAACTTCGGCATAAGTGGCAATACCAGAAGAAACAGAATAAGAAGATATTCCAGAATACTCAGAGTAAGTTGCGACTCCTGCATTGACTGCATAGGTTGCAATACCTGCAATTTGTGAGTATGTGGCAATCCCTGCTACCGGTGCATAAACTGTGGTAATTGTAAGAATGCCAGCAGAAACTGGACTTACATCTATACCTTGCCCAAAGTTTAGTATTGACGTAACACCAACGTTGATATTATTATTGGTGACAACAATACCTTGCCCTGTTGCAAGAATTCCGGTTAATTGACTACCATCACCAACAAAGTTCGATGCTGTTATAATTCCGGTGAAATATGAATTTCCAACGACAGAAAAACTGGTAAGCAACTCTGTGCTAGATTCAATACCAACTCTTAAATATGGTTCTCTGCCGCTTAGAAACTTTGCCATCTTAGTTGAGTGTCTCTAAAATACTTCCAATGAATTTAAGATTAGTTGTGGTACTAGTTCCGGAAAGCACAAGACCATCTCCCGGTTCTAAAACTAATTTTCCTGATAATAAATTCACAGTATCATTTGCCGGAATAGCAAAATTTTTCAATATTTCTGTAGTTACGGCAATACCAGCAATTCTTCTTTGATGTGAGAAAGAAATCTGGTGTGTTTGAGTATCAATATTCGCAACCTGTGCCAATAGAACAACTCCAGTATATCCAACAGGAGCCGTATAGATTCCTACTGGATTTGTTGTTGCTACTTTTGTAACTGTTTTGAATACGTTAAGTGCTAATGCCATATTATCCTCCTAGTGCTAAAATGAATGGCGTCATTGTTGAAAACAAGCTCTTGGAGTAGAATGTTCCAGAAATTGTTCCTGTTTGTTGATTAATCACTACACCATCACCAATTCTAAAATTACCAGATTGGTCGGTGCTTGTGAATACCACCAGACCACCATTCTTCATAACAGTTTCATTATCCTGAATTGCAACTCCACCAGTTGATGGTAGGGCTTTTGAAATCTCAGTTCCAGACCCAATGTATTCAAGAGAATGTCCTGATGCGAGTAATCTACTTTGTTTAACGAATGGAACTGCCGTGCCAACTCCAACAGAATAAGGAACATTATCGGAAACTGTGATTGTACAAATACCAGAAGAAATTGGGGTGCAAGAGTTAATAATATAATATGTTGGAGTCAGTTCCACAGAAACGACTGCCGTATTTATGCCAATATTAGGAGATGCTATCGTAATTCTTGGAGGAATTCTGTATCCTCTTCCATTTGAAATAATTTCGACGCTAGTTAGAGAACCATCTACAGCCTGAGCAACTGCAGAAGCAGGAATTCCCCAGTCAGTTTCGGGTTCTTCAATAATCAAATCAACATTATTCAAATATCCAGTTCCGCCTGCAGAAACAGTTATTTTCCCAATACTATAAAACAATTCACCAAAATAAACTGCCTGTCCATCATATGGGCGAATTACACTCACATTCACATTACCACCACCAACATAGGTATGCGGCAAAGTAGATGCTCCTACACTTGCACTGAATGTTGTGCTTGCCAATGATACCGAAGGAAGACCGGTAAGAGTTCCCAACCCAACATAGGTTGTAAGAATTCCTACGAGGGTATCAATAGTATTCTTGACGTTTGAACAAGAATTCTCATTCTGATTCGAACCTGTGAGAGGGTCTATTTGTAGTGTTAAGTCCTGGGCATTCAGTAGATTATTAATTGCTTTTTTCGAATAATCTCGAACTGCGTGGAAGGCAGTAATTGACTCGGTCACTTCACCAACTAAACCATTAGAAATTGGATTTCCATTAATATCAAAATATGATTTGGTTGCGGCAATAATATTTTTATTTGTAAATCCTTCCAAATCATCTGCAATTGCATCAACTACATATCCAATATCTCGGCGGCATTTACTTTGACCTGTTATGAATATTCCTGGATTTATGTTAATTGAATTTAGTATTGTCAAACTACCAGAACTAATTGCCTGAGTGGTAATGCCAACTAGAGTATTAATCGCACTCTGAACATTTGCACAAGAAGCAGGATCTATATTACTTCCAGTAATTGGATCTGCCGTAAGAGTTAAATCCTTCCTATTCAATTGATTTGTGATTGCCTTTTTAGCATATTCTCGTGCAGAAGCAAATGCATAAACAGACTCTGATTCTTCACCCAAAAGAGCAGTTGTAGCAGATCCAACATTATCAAAATAAAACTTAGTAAATGCAATGGAATATGAATTTCCGCCAGTAAAGATATCAGTAGAAACGGCATCAACAAAATATCCCAAATCTCTTGCACATTTGTTTGTTGTTGAAATACCAAGATTTTCACTGAATGTTGATAAAGATCCTGTTGTTCCAAGACCAATTACTGTGGTCACAATACCAACAAGATTATCAATATTTGATTGAACATCGGCACAGGAATTTTCATTTCCAGATTGTAAAACAAGTAAGGAAGTTCCTATTCCGCCATAAGATGCTGGTCCAGAACTAATTCCAAGATTTTTGAAATTCAATTGATTTGTAACAGCCTTTTTCATCAAATCTCTGGATGCATTAAAGGCAGTTACGGATTCTACAGTTTCTCCAACTAACCCATTAGAAATTGGATTTCCTGAGGCATCGAAGTACTGTAGGGTGAAATCTCTAGAATACTTATTACCACCAGTGAATACATCAGTAGATATTGCATCTACAAGATATCCAAGATCTCTGGCACATTTATATCCACCAGGAGAACTTGTCGGCCCAATACTACTAATACCAACACTTACATTAAAAAGTCCAAAATTAACAGATGGAAGTGATATTAGGTTACCGGCACCAATTACTGTAGTCACAATACCAACAAGATTATCAATATTTGATTGGACATCAGAGCAAGAATTTGGACTTGTATTAAATCCTGTTATTGGATCAGCAGTAATTGTTAAATCACTATATGCTGCACCAACAAGAGTATTTGTAATCGCATCTTTCATCAACTCTCTTGCTTCAACAAATGCATAATTTGATGCAACCTCTTCACCCTGAAGACCATTTGTGATCGGATTCCCGGCACCATCAAAATATTGTAATGTGAATTGACGAGAATAATTATTTCCTCCAGTTAAAACATCTGTTGAAATTGCATCTACAAAAAATCCCAAATCTCTTTTACATTTTGCCTCAGAGGTTGCAATTCCTGGATACACATTATATGCATTTGTCCAGGCAATACTAACGATTACATCTTTATTTTTTTGGATTAATCTGTAAGAATCAAAATATATTGATCTTGGATTCGTTTGAAAATCTCCTGGAAAATAAAAGTCTGAGTGTGCAATTGCAACAGAACCCAAAGATTTATCAACAATTTCCTGTTTGTTGATTTGAATTAATCCTGAAGAATCATAATATCTCGACCTAGCATTAGTTTCTGGTTCATCAGGAAAATAAAAATCTGATGGAAATCCAACAGCAATTGATGCAAGTGATTTATCTACAATTTCTTGCTTGTTCTGTTGGATTAATCTATATGAATCATAGAATCTAGAATATTGTGTTGTCTGAGGGTCGCCAGGAAAATAAAAATCAGGATGATTTAGAGCAATTGCCGCAAGTGATTTATCTTGTATTTCTGTTCTATTTGCACGAATTGAGTTTGCCGCATCGACATATCTACCAGGAGCAACAGTTCTTACCTCAAATTTATATCCATAATTTCCGGTTGGGTATGTTAATATTCCTGGTCCAGATGGGCAAGTGAATCCCAATCCAACAATAGAAACACCCATTCCCACATTAAAATTATGTGGTTGACTTGTTGTAATGGTTACAATTCCACTTGCATTATCGTAGAGTGCCGTAACAACTCCTAAAGATGGAGTATTTAAGTCAACAGTAAATACATCGGAATTTGGTTCTGCTTCTTCTAAGACTGATCCAGTAAATTTGAGAGGACTTACTCCATCAGCAATGAGAGCATAATCTCCAAAGGATGAGTTAGAGTTTGTTAAATCACAGGCTCCACCCGAACCACAATATACTGCAGTCTCATTGCATATGGTGAATAATGAAACTAACTGGGCATATCCTTCATTCGTAATTGAAACTCCAATACCACCTTGATTGTATTGAGTATAGGAGTCCAAGACCATACTCTTAGTTGGTCCGATTGAAAGTTTTCCATCGACTTTCAATCCAATACTATCTGGTATAAAGTTGGTGCAGTTTTGAATGTATGGTGACTGGGCATTATATCTTGCTGCCGCAGGGTCAAAGGAAAAGATTGCTCCTGGATTTGGTGCCCCAATAAAAGACATCTCTGCAATATAATTTCCTTCACCCACATAAAACAAATCTCCCTGATTCTGAGGAGTGACTGTAACTTCACGAAGACTATCTCCAACTACACTGACTTGATTCGGCAGGGTAATTGGATTATCTTCTACATAAGTTCCAGCACTAACCTTAATAACAGTTCCCTCTGCTGAAGCTGCAACTGCTCCTTTGATAGTTGCCTTTGCTTCTCCAAGGGTTCTTCCGTCGTTTGAGTCGTTTCCGTTTTTTGTGACATATAAAAGATTGGTGAGTGATGGGAAACCATTAATTGATACTGTAGATATCCCACTAGATACTGGAGATACATCTACACCAACACCAGTAAAATTTACGGTTTTGGCAAATCCTACGATATTACCGTCTTCTCTGAGTGAAACTCCAGAGATTTTTTGAATTGTTTCAGTAGTTACATTATCAAGAGAAAGAATATTTTGCAGCTCTTTTCCAGAACTTACAACTTGCGAATTACCGATGCTTACGGAAGTTGCAGTTACAATACCAGCATTAACAATATTCCTACTATCATCTATGATAGTAGAACCTATGATTTTAATTGCCATTTACCGTCTTCGTGTTTCCACTGGGTAATTTGAACTATTTAGTAGATTCATAACAACCTCTTTTTCAATATGTCAATTTCTTTTTGTTGTTCCTTAACACATTCAATTAGTAATCCTATCAATCCATTATAATTCACAGTCTTAGTATCATCACCGTGGACCAATTCAGGAAGAACTTTCTCAATTTCTTGTGCAATAACACCAGCAGATGCCCTATTTCCGTCCTTCCAATCAAAGGTAACGCCACGAATTTGCATTACCGTTGAAATTGGGTCCGGAATGTTTTTAATATTAGTCTTTAGTTTTTGGTCAGATAAAGAATCATAGTCGGTTGAAGTTATAACACCCGTTACATAGATATCACCAAGAACAGTAAGTTTCGATGTTGGATTTGTGGTTCCGACACCAACATTTCTTAGTGTATGAATACCAACAGAGGTTGTGACCCATTGCTGAGAAGATTCTGCAGCAACTCCAGTTAGACCAGAACCATCACCGATAAATCTAAATGCCGTTACTATTCCTGTGCTGAAAAGTTGAGTTACTGTTGTAACTCCAAGGGTTGTGATTCCCGTAACATTTAATCTTGTTAGAGATGCATATCCACCACTTACATTTGTTGATATGCCTGCGAGTTCGGCATAAGTAGATACTCCCGACCGTGTGGCATAAGTTGCAATACCAGCAAATGAGGCATAGGTGGCAACACCGGCAACGTTTGCATATTGTGATGTGCTAGAAATTCCGGCACTGATGCCAGTTAATTTACTACCATCCCCAAAGAAAGTAGTGGCACTGACAATACCGGCAGTTACAACTCCAGTAATGATTGCATTACCATCAACATATAACTTAGACGTTGGATTCGTGGTTCCAATTCCAACACTAGAGAATGTATGAATTCCTACTGGTGTTGTAATCCATTGAGTACCAATACCAGTAGAGGCATTGATAGTTGCATATCCGGAACTAAAGGTAACAGAAAGATTATCAGCAAAGTCCAAGCTGGCAGCAGTACCAACCTGAGTTCCAGAATCCCATACGCTCACTCCAGAAGCGGCAACAAGACCTGTTAGACCAGAACCATCACCGTAGAAGGTAGTGGCAGTTACAACGCCCGTAAAGAGACCGTCACCATCGACAGTGAGTTTAGATGTTGGGTTAGTGGTTCCGATACCGACATTTGGAAGAGTATGAATACCGGCAGAAGTTGCAACCCATTTTGAAGCAATGATTCCGGTTAATTCCGAACCATCACCATAATATTTTACTGCGGTTACAATTCCGAGTGTGCTGATTCCCGTTACATTTAATTGAGTTACCGATGCAATTCCACCGATTACACTTGTTGCAATTCCAGATAGTGTGGAAATTCCAGAGACTTTTGAATATTCAGAATAACTAGCAATTCCTACAGTAATACCAGAGAGTTTGCTACCATCACCATAGAATGTTGTGGCAGTGACAACACCTGCCGTAATGACACCAACACTGCTAATATTACTAACATTAAGATTTCCTAATGTGGAAATGCCAGTAACATTCAGTGAAATTACACTTGCGGTGCCTCCACTTACACTTGTCGATACGCCCGAAACCTGAGCATAAGTTGATACACCTGACCTTGTAGCATAAGTTGCTATGCCTGCTGTTCTTGCATATCCAACATCACCATAGAATGCCGATGCAGTTACAACACCAGTGATAAAGGCATCTCCATAAACAGTAAGAGTTGAAGATGCTGAGGTAGTTCCAATACCAATACTTCCGGTTGTTACGATACCAGTTCCACCAGTTTCCCAGAAGTTGGTGGTTGTTATTGTAGTAATACCAGATACGATTGGTGTTAAACTAATATTTTCACCAAAATTAAGAATGGCGGCATTTCCAATATAAACATCATCATCACTAACCTGAACTCCAGAACCAGCAGCAATAATCCCGGTTAATTTACTACCATCTCCAAAGAATTGAGTTGCCGTAACAATACCAGCAGTTACAACTCCAGTAATACTTACGTCGCCACCAACAAATAATTGAGTAGAAGTAACAAATCCAAGAGTGCTGGCACCAGAAACTTGAATCTGAGTTCCAGTGATTCCCCCAGTTACAAGTCTTCTAGATGTAACAACTCCGGCAACATCTACATCACCACCAACAACAAGTCTTGAATTTGGATTTGTTGTGCCAATACCAACGTTTAATCTTTCATTACCTACTAACCAGTACTCATTAAATCCTAGAGAGTTAATACCAATTGCAAGAGTCTTACTTCTCTCAACTACAGGGAAATCGAAGTATGCAGAACCTTGTCCACTACCAATCAGAACCTTGTATGAAGAATTCTGAGAACATCCAATGAAAGAACCGAAGTAGGTGTTATTACAACCGGCAAGATTATTAATACCGGCATAGAATCCGAAGAAACTATTTGTTCTTCCTGAGGTATTGCAAAGACCTGCCGCTCTACCAAAGAAACTGTTTCTGAATCCAGTAGTATTATTTCTACCAGAAAGGAATCCAAAGAAACTGTTAGAATCACCACTAGTATTACACTGACCTGAATTAGTTCCGAAGAAACTGTTATAACATCCCGTGGTATTGAATTTTCCAGAGAATGCACCGAAGAAGCTATTGTATGCACCAGTGGTCACACAAGCAGCAGCACCATATCCTACTAAAGTATTCAGAATACCAATATTTTTAACTAGTAAGGCACCAGTCTCTTCATTACCAATTCTGACACTATCATCAACAAATCCAATGCTACCACCAACAGTCAATTGCGAAGTTGGATTTGTGGTTCCGATACCAACCTTTCTAAGTGTATGAATACCTACAGAGGTTACAATCCATAAAGAGTCGGCATTTGCGGCAATGACTCCGGTTAGTCCAGAACCATCACCAATAAATTGCGATGCGCTTACAAATCCCGAAACTACTGCATTACCAATAACATCTAATTTTTCTCTTGGTCGTGTGGTTCCGATTCCAAGATTTCCACTGATGTAAGAATTTCCTGTGACCTGTAGGGTTTGATTTAAAGTTCCTGTGGATGTTGCAGAACCAATTAGTACTGGTCCATTTGAGAAATTACCAATACCAGAAATAACTAATGTACTGCCACTAATACTGGTAATTGTTGCAGACGAAGATTGGAAGGATGTAATAATACCACTTCCATAATTCAATGATTGTCCATTTATTGAAGTTAAAGAACTTATACCAACATATTGAAGATTATTTCCAACTAGATTATCGATTCTACCATTAATCGTAATTAAGTTATTAAGAGTTGCCGAAGGAGAAACTATAAGACTAAGCGCATCAAAAGTAGATGCAGTTGTGATACCACTGATAATCGCATTTCCACGAACATCAAGTTGTTGTCTCGGACTTGTTGATGCAATACCAACACGAGATTGTGTATTAACACCTACTGAGGTCTTCTCCCATATGAAGAGTTGATTGATGGATTCGTTAATACTAACAGTAATAATACCCGCAGAAACTGGAGATGCATCAAAGTATCCATCAAAATTCAGAGTTGCCGCAACACCAACAAAATTTCCATTATTTCTAATATTAATACCAGGACTAACTGTTGCTGTGATATTATAGAGACCAGAACCATCACCATACACTTTGGCAAAGGTTGCAATACCAGAGAAGTGAGCATCACCATAAACAGTGAATTTTGATATTGGAGCAGTGCTTCCAATACCTACAAAGAATTCATTATTTCCAACAATCCAACTACTATTACCAGCACCAATGTTTAATTGATGCGAACCATATTT